CTTGGCGAAGTATAAGATTCCCTCGAAAAAAATCTACATCTTTGTTGCCAATAAGGATGAAGAGGCGGCCTATAAGGCGGGACTCGATCCAGGAACCTACAATAGGATCGTTGTAGGTGTTCCCAAAATCGGACCCCAGCGTATGTTTATTATGCGTTATTTTCCAATAGGGAAACCTCTTGTACAGATCGACGACGACGTATCAGCCTTTATAGAGTATGATGCGAGAGCGAAGCGCCATGAGAGACCCCTACGAGATTTGGATGCTACGATTCGCCGTGGATTTCAACTCTGTAAGGAGGTCGGCTGCAGTTACTGGGGAATCTATCCGACTGCGAACGGATTTTTTATGAAGCCGGGGCATACTACGGATCTCCGTTTTATCATAGGAGTCATGGGTGGATGCTTCAACCCGGGTGCTTCTCTTAAGCTGCACTGTGAGAGTTTCAAGGAGGACTATGAGCGAACCTTGAAGTTCTATGAGAAGGATGGAGCCGTTATCCGTATGAATGATGTCGCGCCCAAGACCTCCTATTATACAGAAAAGGGGGGTGCGGAGGAGTTTCGGGACTGGAAGCCAATGGAGGCGGAGGCCAAGTGGCTCGAGGCTACCTGGCCCGATTTGGTGAAGCTTCGCTGGATCCGGCGGGAGAAATACAGTAAGACACGGCTGTATCCCGATGTGCGACTGAAGGATATTAAAGAGCATACTTGAGTCCACCCATACCTCCTGCCACTTCAAACCAGTTCAGATTTTCTACATAGATTGTGAGGTCATATACGTAATTCGTGTTGACTGGCAATGGATAAAAATCCACCTCCACCTGGAAATTTTTCACACGAGACGTATTGAGAGACCCAGACGGCTGTGTATTCGGTGAATGAAGGCTAAAGTTGTAGACAGGAACGAGTTGACCAGGTCGACCATTCAATGTCTTCCACGGCGTAATTTTTGTAAAATAATCAATAGGTTTCTCTTCTTGTATTTCATTGCCATCACAAATTACTCGCAAAGAACGTAAAATACCTTGTTGTCCTGTGGGTATCAAAAGACCACTCGAATTCGCCTTTGTATTCAACGGTGTCAGGCCAGGAGTGGGTGAAAATGGAGCCTGGGGATAATTCCACCAATTGGTAAAATTCGCAAAATCATTTCTATAAGGAATGCTATCAGACCGACGTTGAATGAAAAGAAGTCTTGTAACAGGATTGTGAGTATACAAATCGAGAATTTGACGTGTGTAGAGTCCAGGGAATGGATACGGTGTAATCTGTTGCATAAGATAAGACAAGGGTTGGGTGGCAAAAATTTTTCGTTCTTCATCGGGTAAATACACATAGGTACATTGAACTCTTGGATTTAAAAACCATTGATTGAGTGGAGGAACTGTCGCTCCTACATCTGTAGCAAAATATCTCCATTCGGTTGCTTGCTCATTTGAGGAAACATATTCAGGTTGATTTTGTAGAATTAAGGATGTACTTTGAGCCATCTGATACAAAGGATTTACGCGATATCCTGATACATCTAAGACAGTATAGAGACTTTCAATAGGATTTAGAGTAAGTTGGACTTCGCAGTCATGGTATTGAAGACCTACCAAAGGCAATGCAGAAGAAGTGGCTTCCGAAAACCAGAAACTTAAGGGTACATGGATATCTTGACCAAAAATAGACGGGCGATTTGTTTGTGCACCAAGAGGAAGACTGGTATTTTGAAAAACACTTGGATATCCAGTCTGATTTGTTCCTCCCGCATAGACACCATCAGAAGGTCTGGTTAGTTCCTCTGTATCTCCCACTAGTGTTCTCCATTTCTGAAACGTTGTATTGTCATAATCGAGTAACGCATGGGTTAATAAATAGGTGCCATCCACTTCTTGAATCTTTTGCCCCCCTACATAAAATCCTGCGCGTTGAATAAGGGCCGCTCCCAGATATTTTACCCATTCATACTGGTATTGAGATGTCCGTTGTTCAGGAGTTTGATATTTGCTATAAATATCAGGAATCCGAAATGTAAAATAAATGTCTGACAACAAGTCTCCTACGCGCTGAATTTTGACTCGGAGTTGAATCGGTTGGGAAAAAAAGAGTTCATTTGGGCCTTCCAATAAAGTCGTGACATTCTCTTGACTAAAGTGTGTGTATTTACGAAATGTTTTGTACCAAAACGTCATGTCTGGATTTCCAGACAATAAGACATTTTGAGCGCCGTAAGCGACAAGACTTAAGAGACCACCTCCAGTCATTCTTCTATTCTATCCTACAGGACAGAATACCATATCTTAAAATACCCTTTTAGGGTTTTACAAGATATTATTTCTTTCATAAATTTACTCCTGTAAATTGTAAGTTGTTGTCCAATAGGTGTCCACTAAATAGGGTGGCTTATCCATTTCTGAAGACATTGTCTTCTTACTGACACCCAAATCCATTAAGCTTTGAATTTCAGTAAAGGAAGCAGCGTACGCTAAATAGGTTAAGTTGCTCATATTTCCACGGAAGGCCCCTTCAAACTGCAAATTGTTATTGGTTCCTAACACAGCAACTTGAGACCCATAAATAATTTTCTTTCCAGGACTAAAACAGACAAGATTTTGGAAATTTTGGTAAGGCAAGGTACCTTCAAACGGTAACTTTTTCCGTAAGTTTCCATTGATATAGACTTCTAATGAGTTTTTACGACACAAGAGAACACAATGGAACCATTTTCTTACAGGAATATTCTCAATATCCAAAAATGTATAAGGATTTCTGTACGTGTTCATAATTATCCGGAGTGTATTGTTATTTCCTCTTACAAAGACACCAGGTCCCATCAAAGGCCACGGGTTGTTATATCCCTTGTGCATCACATGGAACAATACATCCTCACCTGTGAAGGTAGAAGGATGAATAAATAAATAGAAGCTATAGGTAAATTCTATACCCGTGCGTTCATTGTCAGACAAAGGAATTTGTTTGGCGTCAGCATATTTTGTCTTATTTTGCTGGAATGTCAACATTTTGTCTTCAGCATTCACAGTCATGGGTAGAAGCTGAATATGCTTTCCACCTATGCGTTGATAGCTCATGAGTAAAAACTCAATCGAAATGAAAAAAAAGAACAAAAGCGACAATACAAGGATAACAAGAAGCACTTGCTGGAAAAATCCTTTGCCTAAGACTAAATCAAGAGGACCACTACTTGTGTTCGTATTGGACGACATCTACTACCTTCCTATTGTTTTTTAGAAAGTTAATGTTGTTCTAGGATAAGTCATTCCTACTTGAGGATAGGCGTACGTGACTTCACCCTTGACATCAAAAATGCTTCGGAGCCATCCCCAGAACCCACCCGCTGTAACATCAGAAGGACCACTCATGTAAATTCTGTACATCTGGTCGGGATTCAAAGCGGCATTATGGACAAAGACATTACTTAAGAATCCTTGGAACCCTCCGTATTGAAGTAGTTTCATACGTACACCGTTAGCATCCACTGTAAAGAAAGAGGGAAGTACACAGGAGCGTGCTAGTTTGCCATCCATGTAGACATCAACCGTACGTCCGTTCAAGACAATACCAAAGCAAACCCAGCGTTGCAATTCAACTTCAGGCAAGTCACACATAGGCATGGTATCGTTTAAGAGGGGACCGGGTAGTTGTTGTCCATTTTGGGGGTTGAACATAGCTCTTATATTTGTTTCTGTGAGTGTTTCAGAGCCTGTTGCATTTGTATTGACACGCACCATAAGTTTGTTGTGGAAGGATCCTAAGCCTACAACCAATGTAGACGTCGGAGTACCTGTTGTCGTATTTGGAGAAAGTTCAAGAATATGCTTTGACCGTCCTACTTGGTCCTTGTATCCCGTAATATACGTCCAGAAGGTTATGGAATATTCGCCTCCTTCGTAGACAGGAGGGATATCATAGGCTTTAGGAGATTCAGCCGGATTTCCAGGAATTGCTGTCGTAACGATGGCTTTACTATCCAATCCCTGGCTTTCAAAAAAGTAATTGTAGATATAATACAATAAAACAACCCCTATGACAAGAACAGCAATAGATGTCACTGTTTGAACCAAGCTACTACTCGCCGGGACAGCATTACGAAGATTGTTCACAGCATTGTTTACAGCCTCCATCTTGTTTCTGATGAAACGAAGGTTTTTTTCCGCTGTCCTCTAAGCATATTGTGTATCCCAATCCAGCAAAGGAGAGGTTGGTCTCATCTTTGGTCCTTGAACACATCCACCGCCCTCACAGTTGGGTAAATAATCAAAGAGGTTCAAAGGTGTTGAAAGTTTTGGCTCCCCTGTAGTATCTGAATTGCTTTTGTATTTTGCTTCAATAGTTGTTTGATTTAGTTTTTCAGATACAGATTCAACGAGGGCTAGTTTTCCAATCAAATTCGGGTCTCCTGCTGTAATAGGTCCAAAGGCCGCACGAATATCAGGAACATTTTGAGTTCTCTTTGAAGTTACAATCTTTCCATTGTAATAGATATCAAAGCGACGACCTTCTCTTGCAAGAGTTACATAGGTCCACTTTTGAAAGGGTATGTTCGGAAGAGGAATTGTTTCTTCAAAGACTGTTTGAACAAGAGCACCATTTTGATCGCTTGCACCACTCGCAAGCAAAGGTCGGCCCATTCCCGTTGTACGTACAACAAGTTGTGTACTTGCAGCATTGGGTCTACCTGCATCTGGAGATGCGAGCAATTCTAAACGAATGACATTGCTGATATTTAAAAGATTCACATACCCAGAATGTGAACAGCGGGAACAATCATTTCCAATACATTTGCACAAGTTGTATTGACCGGTTGAACATTCAGGTTCACCTGGATTTTCAGAACCTATTGGATTACAGAGTGTCACCGTTCCTGTTTTTTGAGCCTGGAGTGGATAGACAAAGGCAGAAAGAGTACCAGTATTGCTTGTATTGAGAAGAAGCTTTGTAC